ATCGAAGCAAACGTCATCCATGGAGCCTGCCTTGTGGCGACTGTGACCTTGACGATTTCTTCTGTTGCCGAATCCGTGAAGATTTGGACGAGGGTTAGTTTGTCCTTAGACCATAACGGCATATATCCCCATGAGGGAAGCATCACTTGCGCCACCAACGGTTAACGACCTTGAAATATGCCCATGAGAGGCACCAACCGAATAGGACGGCTATGAACATTTGCTCGTGGGTGTAGGTCTTCATGCCCAGCCCCTCACCATGTCTAGACCTGATTGGGTGACGGCGCACACAATGCCCTGAGAGCCACTTGAGAGCGTCCTACGGATGCCTAAGTCGTGGATAAGTCCTGCTGTGCGTAGGTCTGAGCATCGCTTCCAGTAGCCCTTAATTTCATGGCCTTGGGCTGAAGCGCGAGATGCAGCTTCTTCGTCTGTCAGGCCCAGTGTGGCATCTGCATAGATGGCAAGAAGGATGGCGCGGTGACTGCCAACTTTCATGGGGGTCACTTGTCGTGAAGTTTCAGGGTCTGAACTCCTGAACAGTGGTAAGTCGAAAATGATTTTCTGCATTATGTGTTTCCTTTGGTAATGCCCTTTGAGTGGCTGAATGTGACTTTACACAATTTGAGAAAGCGGTGGTGGATACCCCAATGGAAACAAAGGCACCCACCACCTAACCCCAGTTCGCTCAAACAAGCTGGGAATCCTTTATGGCTTAGGCAAGGCGCGCCATGCAACTTCGAGAGCTACAGCGTCCTCAGCGTGTCCACCATTGGACTGAGGCGCAAGTTCCACATGAATCCAGCGTCCGTTTTTTGAACCACCGTTGACAGAATCGGTCCACTTTTTCCAGCCGGGCTTTCCGTTTCGGTTGCATCTCCAGCCCTGCCACGTCCCGATGATTAGACCGCCGTAGTCGTGGACTTCTTCAATGCCCAGTTCTTTGTAGTACTTAACAAACCAGAGCATTGCCTGCACAGCTGCAGCGCGCCCCTCTTTTGTGTCAGGAAAGCCCAAGTCCATCCCACGAGCAGTCGAATGAACGCTCATGCCTTGACCCGACCGCATCTGCCTGACCACTAGCGTCCCAAGATTTGTAAAGGACCATCTCCGCGCACACAGCTCTACAAACTTTTCAGTACCTGCCATTTTTGCCGTGGCTGTTTTGTCATAGCCCGTGTATTTCATACTGGTGGTTCCTTTGGTTTGTCTTTCAAACCATTACCTGCCAATACCCCTATCAATCCCCCAGCCAATGTGGAAAGCATATAACTCAGGACGTTTATCTGGGCTGAGTCCAATTCAGCCATTTTTTCAGGCTGGGTTACAAATAGCAATCCGTACAAAATCGTGAAGACTGAACCTACAAATGAGATTGTTAAACCAATTGCCACAATCAAAACAATGCGGGCTTTTATTTCTTCGTTGCCTAATCTGTTTTGTGGTTTCATCGGCATTTGGCTCCTGTCCCGTAGCGGGGGGCTGTTGTTGTCTCTGCTGAGATTGTGTTGGTGACGCTCGAAAGTGCTTTGTTCTTTGTCGGGGGGCAATTGAGGCGTTCACGATCAGCACAAGCTGTGAGCGATGCCAAAAAGACCAATAGAATCAGGGGTTTTGTCACGCTGGCCCCATGTCTTCAATGGTAAACATATAAACAGCACCACTCGTTCCGCGCACAGTTCCTGCACCTGAACTTGTATCGCAACGAACTTTTCGTGTGACGGAACCTGCCGAAACGGTAAACAAATATTGCAGCGTTACTTGAGAGAATCCGTTTGCGGTTGAAACTGTGTCGGCGATGGATTGAAGAAGGGTGTTTGAGGTGTCTGCAATGTAGAAACCTGTAATTGCACCTGCGGTATTTAATGAAAAGTCACAGACGAATGTGGCTCGGTACAGGCGGTTGGCTTCTGCTGTCCATGTAATCGATGTCCCTGTAACGTCACTTGTTGTCGTGCTGATTGCGCTGTTGGCTGTACTGACGTAATACCCCATGACCCCGCGCGGGAAATTGTTCTGCTGTTGGGCCGTCAGAATTTGACCACTGGAAAAGTTGGTGTTGGGTGATACTGCCATGATGTCTCCTTTAGAAACTTAGAAGGTTGGTTGTGGAAAGAGTACCGAAAATGGTGTCGTTCAGGGTGAAATATGCGTTTTGGTCTGTGGATTCAAATGTGTACGTCACCGAATGTGAGCCGGGTGTTATCGAATGGCTAATGCCACTGACGATGAGTGTTTGACTTTCGCTTGTTGGGGTGCCAACAACAAAGTTCTTAACCACTGTGCAGATGCTGGTCAGGTCAAGAGTGAGCGCGATGTTTTGTTTTGCTTCGGTCATTCCAGAAAGTTGGGTGGATAATCCGTTGAACCTGAGAATGGGGTTTTGGTATCGGCCCAAAAGGTAATTGCCTAGAGCTGCAACTTCTGTTGTGGTGCTGTTCAGGAGACTCAAAAGGCTGTAACTCTGTGGTTGGTATTGCGCGATAGACGTGGCGTTGCTGGTGGTTTGAACTGCCCCAGCGGGCGACTGGGTGTTCACGATGTTGTAAAGCAACTCATCGCCGTATTGGTTCATAAGCGAATTGAATGGCAGACCAGTTCCGTCACCGTTGAATGTGGCCCCAGCGACAGGGTTTAGAACGCTGGACCTTGACTTGAAGGTAAGGGTTCCGTTTGCGCTCATAAACAGATAGCCCTGTTCGGAGGTGTTGATTTGTTGAAGGTAGTTGAGACAGTTTGTGTCTTGGTCAACGGCGTAAGCGCCCAAGGTGGACACTCCAGCGTCAATGCTGACAGCGCCTTGATAGTTGATTTCAGGTTGAGCAAGAACACCCGTGTTGGCGCTGATGTCGTAAATGCGTTTGCCTGAAGTTTGTGCTGGTGGCGTGTAGGCATTTAATTGCTGGTTGGAAAGAACAGTGAAGTTGTCGGCACATGAAACTTGGGCAACGTCATTAAAGCCAAGGTCATAGTTAATGTCCCAGTCCGTAATTAGCCCGGTGTAAATGGGGATGCCGTTGGCAAGGATTTGAATCGGCAAGCGCGGAACAACACCTGTTTGCTGGGTGGCTCCGCCTATCCAATATGGGGATGACTGGTTTAGCGGGTCAAAGATTCGAGTCTTGTTCCATAGTGTGACGTTTGCTGTTCCACAGTTGAATTCGTCAAGTTGGCGTGAGCGTCCACGGTTAATAAACACGCTTTGCACATCGGTGGTCACATCGGACATTTGGATTCCGCCCAAGGTGCCACGGCCTGTGGTGTTTAGCACTCCATAGAAAGCATCATTGAGCAGGAACGGCTGACCGAACCCGACAGTGGTTTGAAACCCAATCAGAACTTGGAGCTGTGGTTGGCTCATGCGCTGACAAAGACCTGACCAGATAGACGCTCTGCGGAAAGGATGGCTTCGATGATGTCACGGCCCACTTGGGCTGGGTTTGAAACTAGACCAGCGTTGACGGTGATTTGCAAATTATTGACCGTGTTTAGCGCGCCTTGTCCTGCAGCCACATTTGCACCAAAGAAAGCATTGCCTGCAGCTAAGCCAAGGTTCTGACCTGCAGCTGAAATGTCGTTCAACGACTGGTTAAGTTCAGCAACATTCAAACCCTGCCTGCCGTTAATGAGATCATCAGTGACAGCTTTACCAGCAACAGGGCCAAGGTTAATTAGTTGAGCAAGACCTGCTTTGTTGAGTCCAAGACCAACAAGAGTTTGCAGGTTGGCAGAGAACGCTTTGGCATCGTTAATTTGTTGTTTGAAAACATTGATGTACCCAGATGAGGAACGAACTGATTGTGCAGCTGTGACGTTGGCTTCAGCTTCAGCCACTTTTTGGAGGGCCGTTGCATATTGTTCCGCGTCTTCAGTGGGGTTCAACTTTGCCAAATCTGCGTAGGCATCTTTGCGGGCTTTGAGTGAATCAGCAAGATTCGATTCTGCGTCTGTTTGTGTTTTGAAGGCATCTGCAAGGGAGACACTGCCAGTAATTGCGTCAGCGGTGCTGTCAGCGAAACCTTGAAGTTGGTCTTTGGCATCTTGGAGGCTGGACTTGACAGCATCAACAGCTGTGAGTACTCGCTCGCGCAAAGTGTCTGCGTGTTCTTTGGCAATCTTGCGCGCTTCTGCTTGCTTCTTGCGAAGTGCTTCAAGTTCTTTGGCGCTTTTTTTAAGCGTCTCATTGTATTTGTTTGACAACAATTGGTCCATGTCGCGGAACTCAGCTGCAGTGTAGAAAGTTGTGTTGCCCACCTGTTCTGTTTCTCCAGCAACGGTGTGAAGAAGCCCGGCAAGTGATTTCAGGCCTCTAATCAATCCGCCTGCAGGGGTGACATACAAGAACAATTTTTCAAACGCGCCGACGAATTTGTTTGTCTCCCCAGTGGCTCTTTCGGTGGCAGAAGGAATGACCCTGTTGAGAATCGTGGCGAAGTCATTGACGGCTGGTGACAGTTGTGAGCCAACCAGTTCATAGAGGTTGTCAACGGTGATTGACAGTTGAGCCATTCCGCCAGAAGAAGAAGCTGCAGCTGCTTCTGACGCGCCTTTGAAACTGACCGCTAATTGGCGTTGGATGGTGTCGAAGTCTTTTGAGGCGACAGCGTTTGCGTCAAGGGAAACACCGAGACGGGTAAGCGCGCCCACGTTGCCGTTCTGGGCTTTAGCCAAAGCAAGGGAAACAGTCTCAAGGTCCTTGCCTGTGCCTGCTGAAATATCAAGCGCCAGGTTCAAAAGACTTTGGGCTTGGTCAAGGTCTTTTGTTGCTCGGACCAAAGTCTGCAGACTCGGACGAAGTTTGTCATCCGAGACGGCCGAAACAGATTCCATTTTCGCTATCTGTTTTTCCATCCCAGCGACTTGAACATCAGTTGCCCCTGTGGAGTTCTGCACCGCAATCTTTAATTGTTGCTGGGCTTTCTCATCCTCATTGAACGCTGTAACGGCTTTCCCAAGTTGCTGGACCAATGCACCAGCGGATACAGCTGCACCCAACTGGGAGGTGATGAGGCCCTTTAGAGAGAACTGTGCGCCCTTGACACCCTTGTCGTTGTAGGTGGTGACGATGGGAAGCGTTAC